AGCGAAACCCACACCGAAGCCCGTAGTGAAAGCAACTGAACCAAAGAGCGAAGGCATTGCCGCGCTGCAGCCCGTTGCTACCTTGGTGTCAGCACCAGCGCCTGTGTCGGCCCCTATGGTCGTCTCCAACGATGTCGAGTACATTCTCTCGACGCTGCCCATCAAGCAGGCCCGCTCGCTCTATGATGAGCTGCACAAAATCTTTGGGGCCAAGGCGTGAACGACCCGTTCGACTGGAGAAACTACAAGCCCCAGATCAGCATGCGTGATCTGGAGAAAGCGCGGCGCAACTCATACCAGATGACGCGCCACGTTAACGAGCAGCGCAAGAAGGGTATTGAGCCCAGTACCCCGTACAGCGAACGAACAGCACCATATCTGAGCGCAGCGCCCAAGGATATGGTGGTCGAGATGCCGGTGATGCCGGTACACAAGAAGACATTGGAGCGACACGCAAGGGAGAAGAAACATGGATGAAGAATTTGCTTTCCCACACACCAACCATCACGGACACAAACTAGAAGGCATGACGCTGCGCGACTACTTCGCGGCCAAGGCGATGCAAGGACTGATGGACGCCGCGATGCCCATGCCAGAGATTGCAGACGCAGCGTATGACATGGCTGACGCCATGCTCAAGGCAAGGGGGCAAACATGACCAAAGATGACGACGACACCCTGTGCTACCGATCCGAGCTTGAGGCGGCGGTGAAAGCAGCCGTTGAAGCCGAGCGCGAGGCGTGTGCCAAGGTGTGCGAAGGAATACCCAGCACATACCACGAAAACGACCCGCGCAAATGCGCTGACGCCATCCGAGCAAGGGGGGAGGCATGAACAAGCCACTCACACGAGAAGAATGGCTGACGTACCTGGACACAACCTGGAAAAAATGTTTGGCTGATGCATGGCAAAAGGAGTGGGATGACATGAAAGACGACGACGACACCCTGTGCTACCGCTCAGAGCTTGAGGCGGCGGTGAAGGCCGAGCGTGAGGCGTGTGCGAAGGTGTGTGATCGGATGGAACAACAGGCAGAAGGCACCGAATGCTGCAAGTGGCCTACCCCAGCCGATTGCGCCGAAGCCATCCGAGCAAGGGGGCAAGCATGAGCAAGCTCAAAACCCTGACCATCCCTGACCACCACAAGGTGCAGGCCAAGGCGGTGCTGAACGAGGCAATTGACGAGTTGCCAGATTCTGTGATCGTGCTGTGCTTCTGGAAAGATCGTGGCCAGTTCAAGATCAAGACATCGACAGTGCCTGACCGGCTTACCCTGATCGGTGCGCTGGAGGAGGCGAAGAACAAAGTCATTACAGATGGGTATGCATCATGAAAGAAGACATAGCCAAGATGGCGCGGGAGGCTGGGCTTTCGTCGTCACCCGAAGACGACAACGCATACTGGACTGCTGATGGAATCGAAGAGCTTGAACGCTTCGCCGCCATCGTCGCCAACCGCTGCGCCGAAATCGCATACGAAGCCGAGCCGTTTCATTCAGCGGACCTGATCCGCAAAGCCTTTGGAGTAGAGAAATGAACATTGGACCTGACGGCGCTGAGATTGACGGCGCAAAAGACTTTGAGGTCTACGGCGAGTGGATCAAATTCACAGACGGTGAAGGCTCAACAGTGAAGATCACGCCGAGTGTGGTTGCCGCCCTCATGGTTTTTGCAGTTAAACACGTTAAAGACTTTGAAGAAGGAGCATGGGAATGATCGACCCAAACAAACTGCAATACATGACGATGGCGGCGCGACTGCGCGGATACGCGGAGGGACTGCTGGAGGGCTATCAGGGGGAGGCCCGACATGGAACGCTGGCCCGAACATTGAACAAGGCAGCAGACCTGTTGGAAACTGTATGGATCGAACACAACCAACCAGATGAGAAACACGGAGGTATTGACTAATGATTGATTTCATCTCAACACACGACGACGCACACCCACAGACCGTGGCTTGTGCACGGCTGCTTGCTGCCGTCATAGCGCAAGCTATCGACGACGCGTCGAACAGACAGAGTTCAGGAGCGGAAGCAAACGCGGCCATCGACTGGCTCTTCGGTGATGACAGCACGTTCACCAAATACGCGGGACTCATAGGCGCTAACGCACAAGCCATACGCGAGGCGCTGTTGGCCCCACACAGGCCGACGGACTTCAGTCCCAAGCAAAGCAAGTTTGATGAGAGCAAACGCAGGCTGCTGCGGCAGCACCACGACGCATGGCGCAGGCGCAAAGACTTGGAGGACAGGCTCTGTGGCAAAACTACTAAAGCTAACTAAACGCCAAGCGCAATTGCTCGACGCGCTCGTTGAGCTGGGAGAGACAGACCTTGTGGCTCGGCGGCTGGGCATAACACCACGCGCCGTCGGAGTCGCTATCAACCGCATCATGTGGGAAAACAAATACCCCAATCGTTTAACGCTGGCGCTGGCCAGAGACAGGGAGCACCGTGCACGAGAAGAAAGCGAGAAAGCAAAGCAAGCCTGATCCACAAGAACAGGTGAAAACCCAGTGGCCGTTCACGCGGGTCGATGGTAAGCTGTTAGACCGACTGCACAAACAGTTGCGCAAGCAGCAACCCCCACCCGAGTACGAACCCGCACCTTTCTAGGAGCCGCGCATGGCCGCCACGCCCGAGGTCAAAGTCAAAAAGCAAATCCGTAAACTGCTCGATGCAGCAGGCGCTTACTACGCCATGCCCATCGGCACAGGCTACGGCAACTCAGGCGTGCCCGACTTCGTCATCTGCCACAAAGGCCGCTTCATTGCGGTCGAGGCCAAGGCAGGCAGCAACAAACCAACCGCACTGCAAGAGCTGCATCTGGCACGCATCCGCGCCGCTGGCGGCATCGCCCTTGTCATCAACGAGACCAACATGGACACACTACAAAAGGAGTTGATATGAACACTATCACCACAAGCAAAGAGCAAGAGGCAGAGATCGAGCGCATCATTGCCAAGCTCGACGACGATGAGCGCATGCACCTGCGCTCTGTTTTCTACGCCCTCACCCGCTGCTACGACAAAGAAGGCACTGACTCTGCCGTGGTCATCTTCGGTACTGCCGACAGCGTTGAGTCGTTTGCAATGCTCAACTGCGACAGCATGGCAGCCGCACGGCTGATGGAGGGAGCCAACGATTTTTTAGGATACCTCAACACAAAAGACGCACCACCCAAGGAGATGTTTAATTGAGTGCACCTTATCAACGCATCGTCAGTATTGACTTTGAAACGCGCTGGGACAAGCGCGACTACACACTATCGAAGCTAACCACAGAGGAGTACATCCGTGACAAGCGGTTCAAGGCATTCGGCGCTTGCATCCATGAGTATGGAGGAGACACCGCTATACAGTGGTATCGAGGAGATGAGCTTCCTAGAATCTTGGGGACTTACGACTGGAGCAAGACAGCCGCCCTCGCCCATAACGCACAGTTCGATGTTTCGATCCTTGAGTGGCGCTACGGTATACGGCCCGCGTTCATCTTCGACACCCTATCAATGGCGCGTGCTCTACGCGGCGTGGAGGTTGGCAATTCCCTCGCAAAACTCGCCAGCGATTTTGGTCTTCCCGAAAAAGGGCGAGCCGTACATTCGACGGACGGACTCGCAGAGATTGATAAAGATGTGGAATCTGAACTTGCCGATTACTGCAAGCACGACGTATATCTCTGCGAACGGATTTTCGAGCGGCTGGTTGAAAACTACCCCAAGTCGGAGCTGCGGCTCATCGACATGACCCTCAAGATGTACACCCGCCCGGTGTTGCAGCTTGACAGGACGATGCTGATCGAGGCGCTCAGTGAGGAGGGCAAGCACCGTGAGGGGCTGCTGGCCAAGCTGGGGGTGGAGGAGTCGGAGCTTGCATCGAACCCTAAGTTCGCTGCGCTGCTGTGGAGCATGGGCGTAGCCCCACCAAGGAAGGTCAGCAAGACCACGGGCCAACTGACGCTGGCCCTGGCCAAGAACGACGCCCTGTTCCAAGCACTGCTCAACGGTGAGAATGAGGATGTGGCCACCCTGTGCGAGGCCCGGCTCAAGGTCAAGTCCACCACCGAGCGCACCCGTGCGCAGCGGTTTCTGGACATCTCCCAGCGCGGCGCACTGCCCGTGCCCCTGTCCTACTACGGTGCCAAGTCGGGCCGGTGGACGGCGGCCAAGGGCTCGGCCATCAACATGCAGAACCTCAAACGCGGCAGCTTCCTGCGCAAGGCCATCATGGCCCCGGAGGGATACCAGCTTCTGGTGGGTGACCTTTCGCAGATCGAGCCCCGGGTGCTGGCGTGGCTGTCGGACTACGAGGAGTTGTTGAACATCTTCCGCTCGGGCCAGGATGCGTACGCCCAGTTCGGTGCGCAGATGTTCGGCATCCCCGGCATGACCAAGGACAGCCACCCAGACCTGCGTCAGTCGGCCAAGAGCGCGTTGCTGGGGTGTGGGTATGGCCTGGGGTGGGCGAGCTTCGCCTCGCAGCTTCTGGTGGGCTTCCTGGGCGCGCCGCCCGTGCGCTATGACAAGGCGTTTGCCAAGAAGCTGGATGTGACCGCCGAGTACATCGAGCGGTTCATCGGCTGGGAGGACAACGTCAAGAAGCTCCAAGAGATTCCCCACACCTGCACCGACAAGGAGCTGCTGGTGCACTGCGTGGCGGCCAAGAAGATCATCGACATCTACCGGGCCACGGCCCACCCCGTGGTGAGCTTCTGGGACATGTGTGACCGCTTACTAACTAAGTCCCTTGCCGGTGGCGAAGAGGTGGTGTATAAATGTCTGACGTTCCGCAAGAACGAGATCGTGCTGCCAAACGGCATGTCTTTGCTGTACCCTGACCTGCGCCAAGTCACCGACAAGGAGACCAAGCAGAAGAACTGGGTCTATGGCGAGGACGAGACCAAGCTGTATGCTGGCAAGATCACCAACAACGTGACCCAAGCGTTGGCGCGGATCGTGATGACAGACGGGATGCTACGTACTTCGAAGAAGTACTTTGTGGCAGGCACAGTGCATGATGAGCAGATCGTCGTGGTGCCCGACGAGGAAGTGGCTGACGCTAAGACTTGGGTCTTGGCGCAGATGACCGTAGAGCCTAAGTACATGCCGGGGATTCCCCTGGCCGTTGAAGGTGGCGCACACCGCAGATATGGACTTGCAAAGAAATGAACGATTCGATTTTGATTGACTACGCAGCATCGCTCATGGAAGTTGAGCGTTTGGCCAAGGGTGTTCATCACGCGTGCCTGGAGCGTGACTATGAGAAAGCGCAGGAACAGGCGATGGCAATGCTCGTGGAAGCGAGGCTCACATTGCAGACATTACGACACATGCATCAAAAGGAGAAAGAAAGATGAAGCAACTGGTATTGCCCAAGAAAGTACAGGTGGGCAGCAAGTGGTACAGCGTCGATGTGGTTGAGTCGATGCGCAGGAAGAGTGAGATCGGTCGTATCACCTATGACACGCAAAAGATCGAGCTGGCCCGGCGCACGCACCACGGTGTGCCGTTCAGGTTGTCGGCACTGGAGGAGACGTTCTGGCATGAGCTGACCCACGCCATCCTGCACAGCATGGGCGAGCATGAGCTCAACAACCGCGAGCGGTTCGTCGAAGAGTTTTCTCTGCGACTGGCCCGAGCAATACGTACAGCGAGGTTTTGATATGGCACGCAAAATGAAGATGACCCATGCAGAGCATGTCGAGTTGGCCAAGAAAGTGTGCGCGGCGTACATCACTGTGCGCGATGCTTACGTTCAAGTGGCCAACAAGAACGGCGTCACGAGCCGCGAAGCAAGGCAGTTGGTCAAACTACGCAAGCACTTTGACTCCGCTCGGTCTGCGCTCGACAGTGCGTACCACGCTGTGACTTCTAACGAAGAGTTTGCGCAGGCAGGGCACGTTTACTACAACACGGGCCCCACGCAATGAAGACAGTCACTTGGTCGCACAGCTCCCTCAAGGACTACGAGGGCTGCCCTCGCAGATACCACGAGGTCAAGGTGCTCAAGAACTACCCGTTCAAGGACACCGACGCAACGATCTACGGCAAGGAGCTGCACACGGCGGCTGAGTTGTACATCAAGGAGGGCACACCACTGCCGCCTCAGTTTTCTTTCATACAGGGAACACTTGATGCGCTCAAGGCCAAGCCGGGCAGGAAGCTGTGCGAGCACCAGATGGGCGTGACCAAGGACTTGAAGCCTTGCGGGTTCATGGACAAGGAGGTGTGGGTGCGCGGCATTGCCGACCTGCTCATCATCGACGACGAGAACCTCACAGCCAAGGTGGTGGACTACAAGTCGGGCAACAACAAGTACCCAGACCGCGAGCAGCTCAAGCTCATGGCGCTGATGGTGTTCGCCCACTTCCCCCACATCCGGCGCGTCTCTGGGGCGCTGCTGTTCGTGGTCAAGGAGGACATCGCCAAGGCCAGCTTCATGGTGGGCGAAGCCGAGGAGTACTGGTGGGACTACAGAGAGCGCGTGGCTCGCATCGAGCAGGCGCATGAGACCGGGGTGTGGAACCCCAAGCCGACACCGTTATGCGGTTGGTGTCCGGTGACAACGTGTGAACACAACCGCAAGAGAGGTTGATCATGACTCAAGTAAACGGCAAACGCAATTACAAACACGCCTACAAGCTGCAGAAGGCCAGCGGCGAGACCACTGACCAACTGGAGCGGCAGAAGGCTCGCAGGCTCTACGACAAGCAGGGCATCGACCGCAGCGGCAAGGACATCGACCACAAGGTGCCACTGCGCAAAGGAGGCAAGACATCCCCAGGCAACCTGCGCCTTCGCAGCAAGAGCGCCAACCAAGGAGACAACAAATGATGTTTGAACAATGGTGGGCGAACATATCGCCCGCTGAGCAAAAGCTGATCGGTATCAACAACGCCTACTTCGTTTGGACGGAGGCCCGCAGACAAGCGCCAAGCGTATTGTTCCTCAATGGCTTTCACCTGTGCCGCTCTGATGACGAGCTGATCATCATGCGCACCAACGGCCCGAGTGAAGGCGAGGGCGGTAGGTTCAACCTCAAAGAGTTTGAAGAGATGGTCAATGAGTTTTTCAACAAGAACTTCTAAGCACAGGAGAAAGTAAATGGAGATAGTTGAGGACAAGGCAGTCGTCTTCAGGACGCGTAACCCAGACAAGTACCAGATCATCCCCAAGCACAAGGTGCTTGACCAAGACGGCGATACCTACAAGATCGCCGTGTACTGGGGGCTCGATGAGGTGCGGGTGCTGCGCAACCTGGGGGTCAAGGATGTGCCTTCGCCCATCACACGGCGCTACAACTGGCCAGGGCGCTACAAGCCTATGGCGCACCAGATCGACACTGCATCGTTCCTGACAGTGCACCGCAAAGCCTTCGTGTTCAACGACCCGGGCACGGGCAAGACACTGTCGGCGCTGTGGGCGGCTGACTACCTGATGCAGCGTGGGCTTGTGCGGCGTGCGCTTATCTTGTGCCCGCTGTCGATCATGCACAGCGCCTGGATGGGCGACCTGAACAACTCAATCATTCATCGCTCTGCCATCGTCGCGCACCACGCGCAAGCTGCCAAGCGCATCGAGATGATCCAGTCGGACTATGAGTTTGTGATCTGTAACTACGACGGGCTCAACCTGATCGCAGAAGAGATCAACGCAGACGGCAGGTTCGACCTCATCATCGTCGATGAGGCCAACGCATACAAGACGATGACCACCAAGCGGTGGAAGACGCTCAAGTCGATTGTGCGCCCGGACTCGTACCTGTGGATGATGACGGGCACGCCAGCATCGCAGTCGCCCGCTGATGCGTACGGTCTGGCCAAGCTGGTCAACCCGACAGGAGTGCCGCAGTTCTTCACGGGCTGGCGCGATCAGGTCATGTACAAGCTCACGATGTTCAAGTGGGCCCCCAAGCCCACGGCCAAGGACGATGTGTACAACGCGCTGCAGCCAGCCATCCGCTTCACCAAAGAGCAGTGCTTGGACCTGCCGCCTGTGATGACGCTCACACGCGAGGCTCCGCTGACCCCACAGCAGAACAAGTACTACAACTTGCTCAAGGAGCAGATGCTGGTACACACCGCAGGGGAGACCATCACAGCGGTCAACGCCGCTGCTGGTGTAAGCAAACTCCTACAGATCAGTTGCGGTGCGGCCTACACGGACGAGAAAGAAGTGGTCGAGTTCGATGCTGCCCCACGCCTTGGCGTCATCGAGGAGGTGCTGGAGGAGACCGAGCGCAAGGTCATCATCTTCGCCATGTTCCGCTCCAGCATCGACACCATCCACACCTACCTGACCAAGAAGGGCGTTGCTGCCGAGGTCATCCACGGCAGTGTGAGCGCGACCAAGCGCGGCGACATCATCCACAGGTTCCAGACGCAGCCCAACCCCAGGGTGCTTATCATGCAGCCGCAAGCAACGGCACACGGGATTACCCTTACCGCAGCCGACACGGTGGTTTTCTACGGCCCGTTGATGTCTGTTGAGCAGTACATCCAGTGCATCGCACGCGCTGATCGCAAGGGCCAGACCAGCGACAAGGTCACAGTGGTGCACATCCAGAGCTCCCCCATCGAGCGCAAGATGTTCAAGGCGCTGGCGGCCCGCGTCGATGACAACGACCTGCTCACGGCCATGTTTGAGTCGGAGATCAGATCATGAAAGGAGGCACTTGCAAAAGCCAAAAACCCGTGTAAACTG